AAAGGTGCAACCGCTTCAAAAATATTATCGCTCAACAGACACCGAACCGTCAATAATTCCATCTAAATTGTCAAGAAACTGTTGATTATTGGAAGAATCAATTACAGTCCGACGACCACCTGAAGAATTAGAACGACTACCACCAATACCAGAACCAGAAGTTTTTGGGGCATCAAACAATTCGGGATATTGCGATCGCTGATTTTCTAGCCATTCCTTCACAGTTTTACCGTCAGCAGTTTTTACCGCACCATCAATTACAGTAAATTCGTGCTTATGAGCATTAAGCAATAAACCCTGAAATTTAGAATTTAGCTGAATTTCCCCCGCAGTTTTTAAAAACTCAGATTCAATTTTTGAAAATGTAATAATTTTCTCACGTTGAGAAATTTCACCCTTTAACTGTTCCAGATTTTGAGCATATTCCTGTTCCTTAGTTTCTAACTTGGTTTTATATTCCTGAATTTCACCCGCTAAAATATCCCCCGCCTCAGCTTTACCCCTTAGCTCCTTTAATTGCTGTTCTAATTTCTTCCGTTCCTCCCGCTCTTTTCTCAGTGCCTCCAACCCAGTATCACCCAATGGTGTAGAAGGGGGTAAATTATCATCACTAGAGTTTAATGTATCTGTCATCTGTAATTAATTCCTGTTCTAAATCGAAATCTTTGCCAAATAAATCTAATTTCTCAAGCGCCTTTAATACAGTTGCTCTACCAATAATACCATCAGTAAATAAACCGCGCAGCGAAATTGCAATTTGTTCCTTGTTCGGAACGTCAGAAGCGGGTATTAATTTAGTATCAAGAACAATTTTAACCTCACAATCACAATTAATCATCTGATTATGAATAGCAATCGCCTGATTAATGCCATCTGAAAAATTAGCAGTAAAACTCGCTAAACTAGCCTCTACTGGAGAAGCTAACAAATAAGTCGCCGCACTGGTTTGACGATCAGACGGTGAAGTTAAAAATTTCGCAGCATCATTGCTAATACTGTCTCTCAAATCATCTAAATCCTTCCGACTTTGCTCTAAACTAAGTGCTAACGGCTCAACCCATTGAAAACTGCCATTAGGATCACGAAGGTTAATAAAACTATTCGGTCCAATTTCCAAAGGCTCATCACCCCTCATAGAATCCTTTAAAACTGGCAACGGCTGACAACATAGCGAAACCTTGCGATTGTGATCAGACGTTAGTTGATAAAGAACTCTATTCTTATCAGCTAAACCCCTAAGTGGTGGAACGCTAACGCAATCATCCAAACGAGAACCGCCAAATACAGGAACAATGGGAACATAAGCGTATTCAGAAATAAAATCACCAGAAGAATATAAAACAAACTTGTTATCAGTTTTGTTATCAGTCTTATTTTCAGCTTTATTATCAACCTCTCTATAAATAAAATAAGACCCAGGACGATAAACCCGATATTGATTAATTTTCTGATAACCAAAGTCACCAGCTCTTGTATAAATTTCTTCTTTAATAACTGCCAAAGTGAAAACTAATTTATTATCAATAAATTCACACTCCCAATTAATTAAATTTTGCGGGGAAATCAAAGACCAGTAAGGACGAGGTGATAATTCTGAGTATTCTTGATAATTTTTAGCATTAATAACAGGTAAATCAATAAATATAAAACAATGACCCAAACGCATCGCCATTAAAGCAACTTGTCTAAAAAATACATCTCCATTAACACCATGATTATCCAAATTCTCGTAATGAGAAATAAACTCACTATCAGAAGTAAAATTAACATCATTCTTAAATATCAAACCTACAAATTGTCTAATAGCCTTAGCAAATAAATCATCATAGCAACTTTGATTAATCCTACTCTGCCAATTCTCAAACGATTCCGCAGCATGGCGGGGAAGGTACAAAGCAGTTTTGTCAGTAGGTTTAAACCCTGTTTTTGCTAATTCAAGCCATCTGTCTGATCCATAATATAAATCATCCAAATAATCCCATAAGCTAATACTGTCAATATAATCAGGATGAAGGCTGCTAACAGAATTGTCATGATTGATACTTTCCATAATTGCTAAAAATCAAAAATTTTGTGTGTGTAACTTCGACATAAGAAAAACTATAAATGGGGGTATAGGGGCTTATCAATTGTGTTATAATGTGCGCTTTGTTCTCTTGTATCCTGTATTATTATATTCTGTATTATTTATTTTATTATAATTTACATTATTATTTTGTGTTGCGCGAAATTCTAAAGCGTGAAATTCTAAAGAGCGATCACACAACAAGATAAAGTAATCACATCACAGCTTTTTCTTTTTGCTTGCAGACTTCTTTCCACGCGAGCGTTTATCACCAGGCATATCTTTAGAACTGCCACGATTCTCTGATTGTGGTTTCGGTTTTATTCCCTCCTTAGTATGACTCATATCCATTTTATCACCGTTGCCATACGTACCGTTATCACGATTAATTTTATTTAATTCAGTTCTTTTTTTTACTTGATCAGACTTTTTATTAAACTCCTTGTTGTAAGCATCCTTTTTAGCCTTAGCTTTAGGATTAGAATTATAATACTTAGCAGACTTACGCATAACTACCTCCTAAAATTTAGCGATCGCTCACTAATTAAAATCACATCACTGAATCAAGAACGAACAACACGAGAACCAGTAGAAACAATAGAAACACCCAAAGCTATAGAAAGTTTATTCTTCCAATAATTATACTGATTATTAATCTCAGATATAATTTGACCTTGAAAAAACACCGTACCATCTGGCTTAACCTGAATGCCAGCGTTAGAAGCAGTGCTAGAATTTAATTGTGTTTCTAGCGTATCTAACTGAGTAATAATTGCACCAACTCTAGTCTCACTATCAACAGATAAATTAGCGATCGCATCCATTTTACCACCAATAAACCCCAGGGACCAAGAATCAACAGTGTAACCAAGATGTCCTATAGCTTTAGATTTTTGAGCATTAGTAAAGGCCATAATATTTTTATTTAAACATGACTATTATTTTAACAAATGAACAAATTACTTTAATTGAAAAAGCAGCGGGTCTAGGATTAAGCCTTGATGATATTTCCTACTTAATAGGAACATCCCCCAGAACTTTAGACCGACGACTAACAGACAACGAAAAAGCAAAAGAAGCATACAAAGCCGGACGGGCAAAAGCTAAATTAAAAGTATCCGAAAAATTGTTTGATTTAATTGAAAAAGGAGAACCCGCGGCTATATTCTTTTACCTAAAATGTCAAGCAGGATGGAGAGAAAAAGATAAAGCCGAAGAAAACAATAATAAAGCAGAAATTAAAATTTATTTACCAGAAAAAGAATAATTATTTCTTCTTCTTTTTTTTGGACTTAACACACTCACTATTTTTCATGCCGTCTGATATCTTCTTTTTCTGTTCGGCTGTTTTTTTCTTGCCAGTAGCACCTTTAGAAATAGCGGCGCGCTGCTTCTCTGACATCTTGCCTTTGTCCTGATTCTTCCCACAAGCCATAAATACCTACCAATAAATAATAGCCACTAATTAATCATACCAACCAGCAGGAGGATAACCTTCTTCTATGAATACCACTCAGCAGGAGGATAACCTTCTTCTATAATATAACTAGATGATAAAATAACACCGCCGCCGTGAGTGTCAGAATTAACAAAAGAGTTAGTACAAAAATTATAACCTAAATAATATTGTTGGCCATAAGCACGAGTAACAACTAGGCCAGATGGACTAACAGAAATAGATTGAATTGGAGCATACACATAAGCAGTATTAGTTAAAGTGATAATCAAATCGGTATAACTCTGACGAATAACAGTATTAAAAGAAATTTTTAATCTAGTACAAGGCGGAAAATCTCCATAATTGGGAAGATCACCAACCTCACCGCAAAAAGCCCCCGGCGGACAAACGAAACAATCATCATTTCTATCTTTATTATAATTAGCTAAAGTATTTTCTATAAAATCAACTTTCTCTTTAATTAAAACAGCAATAATATGTTTACAAGGATAAAATAAACCCGCCCTTGAAAATGTCCAATCCCTTCCGTAATCCTCAATAGCAGTAGCATCAGGACAAGTACATTTGATCTCTCGTGGCTGGACTCTATCTTTTCCAGGATAGCAAATCTTGCCAAAATCAGAAGTGTCAGGAGGAAACTTTTTAGCCTCAACAATCCAACCTTGAGATCGACTGCGAGGAGTACGGCTTAAAATAGGCAAAACACGCCATTTTTTATCACCAATACGCACAACAGTATGATCAGAAATTCCCTTCTCAATTCTGCGAGGATAAGAATAATACAAATTTCTGGCGTGTTGACTATATCTAGACATAGTAAACTAAATCAACTCCTCAACATCACTAACTAAAATAGCCCCATACCCTGCTAACTCAGCAGGGCTTACTAATATTTGTGCTTGATAATTAGGGTCTAGTTGAGTCCTTTGAAGTAATACTAAAATTGCATCATAACTTTCTTGACTTAATTTTCCACCACGTTTTAAAGTAGTTAAATTTCCAACAATCCAATCAAGTCTATTCTGATTAATTGCGTCTAGAATTTTATTATAAACTGGACTCTCAGCTATAGCTAAGACTTCCGCATCTGTGACTACTGCTGAAACTTCTTCTAAGGTAGTTGTCACAGATACTTGTCCTATTGGCACTGGATTATCTACTAATACTTTATCGTTGAGGTATGAAGTTAATTCCCTGGGAGATAGTTCAGGGAATTGTGCAATTTGAGAAAGCAGCCATTCTTGTTTTGTCATGGTTATGCAATTGCTGTATTGTAGGTATTAATAAGCGTAGTTATACGAGTATCCAGTAAGGCGAGGTTTAGGGATTCACCAATAGAGTAGAAAGCTAGGCGGGAGTCATCAAAGGCACTTGCTATACCACCGTCGTTGCTCTGATTCCCATCGCTACTAGCAAAGACAAATAAAGTCGGTGTTGAGGGCGCAGTCGATACTTGAGACGCAGTAACAGTTGAATTACTATTTCGTATGCTAATTGTACCCGAGTTAGCTCGGGACGTACCAATTAAACCATCTGCTCTATTTGCTGTATGCGCTACAGGTGCATTTGTCGATTGGCAGCGAACAGTTAGCAACCCTGAGTTAATAGACGTAGATGCAAACAATGCTTTTTCGTTGAAGCCGTTTATTTGCCTGCCTAGCGGTACTTTTACCGCTGCCGTAGTTGCACCAAAAGCTGTGCCATAGACACTTATGTGACAACTGTCCTGTGGGTCAGCATTGTTGTTCCGGTTGCTGTCCAGATATTTAGTAGTTCCGTCCCCAACCAACCCTGTCTTA